GGTGAAGATTCTGATTTCTATAAGATGCGTGTTCTGGGAGAGTTCCCTATCTTCTCCGAAGCACAGTTCATATCTGCTGAAGACGTAGACCAGGCGGTACAGAGGCAGCTTCTTCCACAAGACTACCACAACTACGATAGAGTACTCGGGGTAGATGTTGCCAGGTTCGGTAAAGACTCATCAGTTATAGTGGATCGTCAAGGCCCAAAGATCTGGAACATACTTTCATTCAAAGGTCTGGATACAGTAGAGTTCTCGGAGAAGATCCTGGAGTACTTCAAAAGCTTACCACATATATCAGCAGTAGCGGTGGATGGCATCGGTGTTGGCTCTGGTGTTGTCGATCAGCTCAAGAGGTTCACCCTCCCAGTTATAGATGTGAATGTATCTAGCAAATCATCTGAGCCTAAGACATACTATAACCTGAGAGCACAACTGTACGGACAGATCAAAGATTGGCTACCATCTGCAGATATACCAAACGATGACATCCTTCGGAATAACCTGATCTCCCTCAACTACTCCTATAATGCAAAGCTCCAGATACTTCTGGAAAGCAAGAAGGATATGAAGAAGAGAGGCTTAGATTCCCCAGATATCTCAGATGCATTGGCAATCAGCATGGTGACTAACACACTTCAATACGCGCCTAGGAGAACACAGCCTAGAAAGATTAATAGAACTAATCACCTTTGGGCTTAAGACATATGAACTATGAATCACTTGGTATTGTATCTACTAGCGAACTTGTTGATCAGGCATTGAGAGATGCTGATAAAGACCTGGAGATGGAAGAGTATTCCTCCAGATCTTACGACTCTCTGACTGGCCACATCAGGCATCAGTTCCAGATCAATAAAGATGCGAGAAGAACCTCTGGTGTAGAGGACGAGATCTTCGCTTCACTTGACGCCTACAATAGTAAATACAGTGCAGACGATTTAGCTATGATAGGTTCAGGGTCTAAGATCTTCATGGGCCTCACAGCTACCAAATGTCGTGCAGCTATCTCTTGGATCAGGGATATCCTCATCTCAGCGAAGTATAAACCTTGGTCACTACCCCCAACACCTGCACCCGATCTACCAAAAGAAATCATCACTCTTATTGAAGATGCTCTTAACAAAGAGTTTGAAGATCTGGTTGAGATGGAAGAGATAGAAGCAGAGGAACCTGGAGAGCCAACCAATGCTCCAGTAGGTTCTGGTACAGGGCAGCCTGGTGGAAAACCTAAAGTACCTACTGCGAAAGAAGCACAGCGTACAATACATGAGATCAATCAGAACAAGAGAGATCTTAAGGATGCTTTTTCCGAAGAGATCTTTAACCAAGCCAAGTACGAGCTGAAGAAGATTGAAGTGCAGATTGAAGACCAGCTCGCTGAAGGCAAGTGGGACTCCAGCTTCTCCACATACATCGAAGACTTCTGCGTATTCCCTGCAGCTATTATGAAAGCACCAGTGATCACAAAGGTAACTGGTCTGACATGGGAAGGCGGTAAGCCTGTAAAGACTCCTAAGTATGTCTACCTTAATAAGCGTGTAGCCCCCATAGATATGTACCCATCTCCAGACGCTACCGAAGTTACTGACGGTAACAACTGTGAGCATATCAGATTATCCCGAGGTGAAGTCTATTCACTCAAAGGTGTTGACTACTATGATGAGCAAGCTATCACCCGTGTACTGGAAGATGCCAGTATGGGTGGAGTATCTCACTTCCTATTAGATACTGGGATCGAGAGCGAGAAGGCAAATAGTGAAGACCGTGGGCATGAGTACGAAGCTAACAGGGATATCCTCCATGGTATACACTACTTCGGTTCTGCTCCAGCTTCAACTTTACGTGAGTGGGGTATGAGTGAAGAGGAGCTTGAGTATGTTGAAGACACTGCTGAGCTAGAGATCGAAGCTATCCTGATAGAGAATGAGATCATCAAGTGCTGCCTCAATGATGACCCACTCCTACGTAGACCTTACTACAAGTCCAGCTGGCAGAACAAACCTGGCTCATGGTGGGGTCGCTCCTTGCCAAGTATGATGAGTGATAATCAAAGGATGTGTAACGCTGCTGCAAGATCCCTGGCTAACAACATGGGATACTCTGCTGGCCCACAGATGGAAGTGTACATTGACAGACTAGCAGATGCTGGAGCTATTGATGAGTCTTATCCAGGTAAGATCTGGCAGATGACTTCAGATCCTACAGGAGCTGGTGGTCGAGCTATCACTTGGCACAACATCCCATCCAATGCACAAGAACTGATAGCTGTATATAAAGAGTTTGAAGCTAGGGCCGATGATGCAACAGGCATCCCCCGCTACGCATATGGTAATGAGAACTCTGGTGGTACAATGACTGGCCCAGCACTCGCTATGATGCTTGAAACCTCCTCCAAGAGTATAAAAGATGCAATACGTAATATCGACTCTGGACTCATCAAGCCTCGTATTGAGTACCAATTCTACTGGAATATGCTGGGTAATGACCTTGAGTACACTGGTGATATGAATGTTATCCCAATTGGTTCTTCAGCACTTGTAATACATGGTGCCGAGCAGCTGAGGCGTAATGAGTTCCTGCAGTTAACCTCTAATCCTACCGACCTTCAGATCATAGGTATGGAAGGTAGAGCTAGCCTCCTGCGGGAGATGGCTGCAGATCTTAACTTCAATGAGAACCCAGTACCTTCCCGCTTAGCTGTCAAGAAGAAGGAAGAGGAAGTGAAAGAGCAGCAACAGCAACAGCAGCAAGCTGAGGCACAGAATGGTAACAAGTCTGTTGAAGCTACCACTATCCAGATCGAAGGTCAGAAAGCCATGCACCAAGGTACTCTCCAAGCTAAGCAGACAGATCAACAGCTCAGGAAAGAGAAGCAAGATACTGAAGCACAACTTACTGCAGCTAAGCTTCAGATCGCCAGAGAGAATGCTGACAAAAATACTGCTGCCCGAGTGGAGACTACCCGTATGGCAACAGAAGGTAAAGATCTGCTCAGCAAGAGAGAGATAGCACTGAAACTTCAAACTGGGAGTGGTATCTGATAATGATTCAAACTAACCCAGAAGAAAGGGCAGCGATAGCCCAAGGGCATATACCCACACTGAAGACTGTACTGGAGCGTGAACATAAGAAGTTACTTGTTCGCCTCCTCAATGAAAAGAAAGAGTTTCAATTTGCTCAAGGAGAGGCATACTACTCGCAAGAACTATGCGACCTCCTCGGGATTAAGCAGTAAAACATTTAGGACGTAAGTAGATACCCTCTGTCAGCTACGCTGCAATAGTGCAGCACCTGGTGGACTCAGTAGAAGCTTATAAGGGAGTAGTGAATGAGTAAGAACATGCAGATGGATAAGTTGAATGAGGAAATCGAAGAGTTAGAGAATGCTATGAAAGAAGGGACTACTGCAGCCGAAGAGGTTACAACTCCCGCACCTGATGATGAAGTTACAGATATTGACCCTTCCGCCCTTGAGGTGGAACCCAGCCAATCTGAAGCTGAATCCCAGAAACCTAAGTATACCAACTGGAAGAAACGGTATACAGAGTTACGTAGCCACCATGACTCACTAGTGTACGAGCTAAGATCTGAACTTGCTTCTGTCAAAGAAAGGAATGTAGATCTTAACTCTAAGAACATCGGATTGTCAGAAGCTCTGAGTAAGAGTACTGTCAGTGTGTCAACGCTCACAGATGAGGAGCGGGATGTACTGGGGGTAGATGCAATTTCAGCCTTAGAGAAGATGACTAACCGAGCGGTTGACCCTTTGAAAGAGCAGCTCAACGAAGAGCGTTCTCGCAGGATAAAGATGGAAGCAGATGATGCTAGGAAAGCTAAGGCTGACGTAGTAAACAACTTCCTGGGACGGCTCGGAACCCTTGTACCAGACTACGCATCCATCGACACTGATCCTAAGTTTGGAGAGTGGATGGGACAGCAAGACCCCATATCTGGGTACACTAGGAAAGTACTATTTAAACGAGCAGAAGCTAATGGTGATGTTGGTCGTGTAGCTGAGTTCTTTAATGTCTTTAAGAATGAGATGGGCGGTAAAGCCAATCCACTTGACAGACATGTGACTCCTACTGGAACCAATGCATCAGTTCAGACTCAACCTACTTCGGAAAACAATAAGGTGATCTCTTGGGCATACATCAATAAGTTCTATGATGATGTCAACAGAGGTAAATACAAACACAATATGTCTGCCTTCCGTAAAGAAGAAGCGATCATTGATCGTGCAACAATGGAGGGCAGAGTAAAATAATCTATGAGGTTTTACAATGGCCAGAATTCCAATTACAAGTACCTATTACAACGGTACCGATACAACTGATACTTACGGTTCCGCTGGAACCAACACCTTCGTACCTGCTCTTTATTCTAAGAAGGTACTGAAGAATTTTTATGAGACCACATTCTTCAATGAAGTGTGTAACACCGACCATGAAGGTGAGATTAAAGGTCAGGGTGACAAAGTTGTTATCCGGCGTACCCCTGAGTTGACCGTAGCAGACTACACGATTGGTGGAACCATCACTTATCAGGTACCTGCTGCTCTTTCCACCAGCCTTACTGTTGATAAAGCTAAGGTTGTTGCTTTCCGTGTAGACGATATTGATAAGGCTCAGTCTGATCTTGGCCTCGTTAATATGTTTGCTGATGATGCTGGTCGCCGTACTGGTATCGCTGTTGAAACTGATGTACTCGGCTACATGGCTACCGGCCCCTCTGCTACAAACAAGGGTGCTACTGCTGGTGCCATCACCTCCTCTATCGACCTCGGCTCAGCTGCTACTGTAGCTGGTGGTGTTCAGATTACTACTCTGAATGCTATCGACAAGATCGTTGAGATGAACCAGGTGTTTGATGAAGCTAACATGGCTAGTGAAGGTCGTTTCATTATCCTTCCAGCCTGGTACTGTGCAATGCTGAAGCTCGGTGATCTTCGCCGCGCCGATGTAACTGGTGACTCCACCAGTGTTATCCGTAATGGACAGATTGGTATGGTAGACCGCA